TGTCAAGAAGATCCCAGAGATGGCGCTCAAGCTCGGGAAAGGCTTCGCCGATCTCGGCATCGGACTAGGGAAGAGCCTCGTGAACGGGATCATCGACATGGTGAACGGACTCATCGGCAAACTCAACGACCTCCTCGAGTTCACCATCCCGGTCCCGTTCGGACCAGACATCAAAGTGAACGCGCCCGACCTCGCGAAGATACCGAAACTCGCCGCCGGCGGTCTCGTAATGGGGCCTCAGCTGAGTGTCATCGGCGAGGCCGGTCCGGAATTAGTCGTGCCACTTGACAAGATCGGCAAACTCGGCGGAGGCAACACCTACCAGATCACCGTCCAGACCGGCGTCGGCGACCCTCGAGAGATCGGCCGTCAAGTCGTGGACGCAATCAAGCAATACGAGCGCACCGCCGGCCCCGTCTTCGCGGCGGCGTAATGTCCGCGCTGAACATCGCCCCGGCGATCGTCGAGATCGAGTTCACGGAGTCATCCCAGACGACGAACTTCGTCCTCGATGACGCGGTGAAAGGCGTCCTCGACAATGTGACCTACAAGCTCGGCGGAGATGTCTTCTACGATGTCACCGACCTCGCCTATCAGACGAGCATCGACCGAGGCAAGAACCAAGCCCTCGCAAGATACAACGCCGGCACGATGTCGGTGACGCTTGACAACCAGACCGCCATCTTCGACCCGACCATCCCAGCCGGCACTCCTGGCTATCCCTACGCCGGCCAGATCATCCCCGGAAAGCGGATCCGCGTCACCGTCGGAACCGAGGTCCAATTTCTCGGAGTAATTCAAGACTGGGACCTTGAGTATCCACTCGGGGGCATCGCCACGGCCATCGTCCGAGCCGCGGACGCGTTCGTCCAGCTGGCGAACCGAACACTCGACGCGGACACATTCACGACCGCGCTCTCTTCGTCAATGCTCACGAGCGTCCTCGATCAGCCCGAGGTCGCGTTCGACTCCAACTCTCGGGACATCCAGACCGGAGTGACAACACTCCAGACCACGACCGTCGCTCTCGGAACCAATGTCCTCACCTTCTGCCAGCTCATCGAGTCATCCGAACCCGGGAGCCTCTTCGTCTCGAAGGAAGGCCTCCTCACATTCCGATCCCGCCGATACAACCCGACTTACGACGGCGCGATCGTGATCACTGACGACGGGACCTCCGTGACACCGCGCTCCATCGAGGTCGAATACGGCTCCGAGCTTCTCTACAACCGCGCCACCATCTCGCGCACCGGAGGCACGACACAAGTCGCAAACGACGCCGACTCTCAGCTCACCTATGGCATCTTCAGCTATTCCGCGGACGGTCTTCTCATGAACTCGGACGCCGTGGCGCTCTCGATGGCTCAGTATTACGCGAACACATTCGGCCAGCCCGTCTTCCGTCCGAAGCGCGTCATCCTCGACATGGCCGCACAATCCGGAGAGAACCAGGGACTCCTCCAAGCTCTCGACCTTGACGACCTCGTGCTCATCCGCTTCACACCACCAGGCGGACTACTCATCGAGCGCTACATGGTCGTCGCCGGCATCCATCACCGCGTCTCACCAGGCCGCCACAACATCGACCTCGACCTCATCGACGCCGACGATCAAGGCATGGTGTACGGCACCGCGGCAGTTCCCGCATCATCCCAGCCTCTCAGTCTTCTAGACTCGAACCGATACGGCTTCTAGGAGGACACAATGGCAGAGGGTTTCAAGGCATGGACCGGAGGACAAGTCCTCAACGCGGCAGATCTAACCGACTACGCATCGAGCCAGGCCGTCATGAGGTTCGCAAACGCCGCCGGCCGTGACGCCGCTCTCACCGCTTCCGTCGTCCAGGAAGGAATGCTCGTCTATCTCAAAGACACGAACACGCTCGTCGTGAACACCGACGGCTCGACGACCGGCTGGCTTCAGATCTATCCCGTCATCACGACAACCATCAGCGACGCACAAGTCACGAACGCGAAACTCTCCGCCAATTCCGTCTCCAGCTCCAACATCATCGACGCGACCATCGTCGGAGCGGACATCGCCGCCGGCACTATCACCGGCTCGAACATCGCCTCGGGAACAATCACCGGAGCAAACATCCAAGACGGAAGCATCGGCACCGCCGACCTCGCCGCCGGGACCTACGGGATCTCAATCTCGGGGAACGCGGCTACCGCCACGAACGCGACCAACGCCACGAACGCGAACGATGCGATCAACGCTCTCACGCTCACGAACCTCAGCCCCACGACAACATCGACCGGAAACTCAATCGTCGCAAGAACTAGCGGCGGAGAAGTGAAGGCCGTGAACTTCAACGCGACCGGAGGCACCGCGTACTCCTTCTACGACTCCGGCACCTACACCTATCTCGGCCTCGACTGTATGCGCGTACTGAATAGCGACTTTGTCTACTCGACGCCCATCTCAGGAGGTCGGACCGTCCTCGTGAGCTCGGGAAACACTCTCGGCACATCAACATCATCCCGCCGCTTCAAGGAAGACATGTCGGCCCTCCCGTACTCGCCGGCCGACATTCTCAAGATGAACCCGATCCTCTTCCGCTATCGCGCCGATCATGTCGAGCCAGACGCGGACCGTCCGATGGAAGTCGGTCTAATCGCTGAAGAGCTGGACGAGCTCGGCTTCGAGGAGCTCATCTTCCGAGGCAAGGAAGGCCAGCCCGACGGCATCGCATACGAGAAGATCGCCGTCGCGCTTCTCAAGGTATGCCAGGACCAGCAGACACAACTCGACGCGCTCTCGGCTCGTCTCGACGCATTGGAGGCCAACGGTGCCAACTAACGCCCAATTCGCCGTAGGTGAGCTTGTCACCGCCTCAGACGCGAACACGCTCTTCACCCGGGGCTATCGGAACCGCATCATCAACGGAGCGTTCGTCATCAACCAGCGCGGCTACACCTCCGGGACGAACCTCGCCTCGGGGTCCTACGGCTTCGATCGTTGGAAGTCTGGCTTTACGAACACCGCTCTCACCTTCACCGCCGGCTCACAATCGACCACGGTGACGATCTCGGCGTCCGGTGTGCTTCAGCAGATTGTCGAACGCGAAAACATGCCCGCCGGAACCTATGTCCTCTCATGGTCTGGAACCGCTACCGGCCGCATTTACAACTCAGGCGCGACACCTCCGGCCTATGCCGCGAGCCCGATTACGGTCACACTCGACGGCCTGGCGAATGTCGTCGTCGAGTTCACCGCGTCGGGAAGCACGAAGACGCTCGGCACCGTCCAGCTCGAAGGCGGGACCGTCTTCTCACCGTTTGAGTATCGACACCGATCCGAAGAGCTGGCGCTCTGCTACCGCTATTACTTCCGGATCAGCGCCGCCACATCCACCGGCCTCATCGCTCGACTATCTCCCGTCGGCTTCCAAGCAAGCACCACGACCGCGAGTATCCCGTTCATCTATCCGCAAGAAATGAGAAGCGCTCCAACAATCGGCGGAGCCGGCGCTGAAATCACCGACGACACGACCTACGCGACAGTCATCTTCACGCTCACATTGGTGTCACCGAGCACGACTAGCACCTCAATCGCGGCTACTCACGGAGCCGTCGGAGCACAGTTCCGACCGACTCTCATCAGAGCCTCCTCCAATAACACCGCGTACATCGACTACTCATCGGAGCTCTAAATGCGCTACTACATCGTCACGATCGAACTCCTCGACGAAACTCACAAAAACATCCTCGGCATCACCGCCGAAGGACATCAGCTCGGCATCCCAAAAGACCCCGAGAACCTTGACTATCAGAAGTATCTCGCATGGGTCGCCGAAGGTAACACCGCCGAAGAATGGCGACCCGAACCATGAGCCCCGAAGTCGCCGCCGCCCTCGTGACCGGAGGCTTCCTCGTGCTCATCGCCCTCCTTGAACGGACACGCCGAGAGAACAACCGCGACCACGGACAGAACTCCGAGAAGCTGGATCGGATCGAGGATAAACTTGACGAGCACATCGGGGACCACGCCAGAGCCAACATCAACGGAAAGACACAACCATGAACCCAAAGATCTCCGCCATGTGCGCCGACTACGCGCGAGCCGTCGCCGTCGC